GCCACTTCCTATGTCAGAGATATCAAGATCAAATGGATTAGCAACATTTGTTTGACCAACTATTTCTTTTTCCATATTACCTATAACGTTTTGTGGTTTTTTAAACACTGGTTTATTTATCGGCTCACCCATAGTTCCTGACGCTCCGTAAGTTGCCTCTTTACCAAATATTTGTTCTTGTTCTGATAAGGGCATACCCCGTAAATAATCTCTTTGTTCTAATAAATTTTTAGTAGAAAGTTTATAACCATATCTATTTAAAAGTTGAACATGATTCATTATTTCTGTTTGAGTTGCTTCACTTAAATTTTTTTCTATAAGTTCTCCATTTTCAATTCCTAAAGTTTCAATGTCACTTTGATCTTGACCTACATCTCTAAATTTAGATTTTAATTTTGTAAAAAACGATCCTGAACTTCTAGCATCATCAGTTTCTTCTTGCATTCTTTCCGCATAAATTCTTTCAGCACCTGTCATTTTAAATTTATTATTTAAATTATCGGTTGCTTGTTTTATTTGCGCATCAATATTTTTTACATCTTGACTTGTGCCACCAACATAATCAAAAGCACCACCTCCAGATAAATTTTCAAGGTTTGCTTTTTGATTTTCTAAACTTTGCACTTTTGCTAATTCATTTTTGTAATCAATAGATTTACCAATAATACCTGCAACCTCTGGTCCAAAAAATCTATCTGCCTCTAACATTTCAGCTTTTTTAATACCATCAAATGGTGTTAAATAATTTGTAGCTCTTAAAAAAGCTTCATCAAGATTGTCACCCATACCTACTCTAACTAAAGAATCAGCAGCAACATATAATGCTTCAGGTATGATACCATAATTCATAATACCTCTACCTAAACTTGCTGCCCTGTTTGCAAAAGCTGCAAAATTTTTAGCTTGTGCAGCAGTTACATTTCTCATTCCAGAGTTAATATTTCTTACACCTCCTTGATAACAAACATCTAAACTAGGTGGAGTTCCTTCTTGAAAACCTGCTCGTCCTCCTTGTGATTTAAATCCTCTATTACATCTTGGGTCTTTACTTAATGTTGCTACAAGTTTTTTTAATTCTTGAGGTGGCATAGTTACAGCTTGTTTAAATGGAGTTTGTTCTAAACCTTGTCCTGTTTTAATATATTCAGTTACAAAGTTTACATTTTTATTTGTCCAAGCTTCTTTATATCTATCACCTCTTAATCCTTTTGTTTCTCCATAAATAAAATCAACTACATTTCTTCTAGTTTGTGGATTTTTTATTTTATCATACGCATTAAATAATGCTTGGTTTTCTACGTTTGTTAAAATTTTAAAACTATTAAAAGGTCTCTTTTTTACTCCTCCTCTAGCATCATCGTGTCCGACTGTTGGAAATATTCTTCCTTCAGTTTTCCTAAATAATTCTCCAAGAGATATTGTTTTTTTAGGATTATCTGGATCAGGAACTTGTTGTTTTAAATAGTTATCAAACTTTGATGAAATTTTATAAATGTCATTAAAAAAACCTGATTGAACTCCTGTTGTTTTTAAATTTTTTCTATTAAATATTTCTCCATTATATTCAAATTGAAAATTGGTTGTATCTATAATTTTACGTCCCGCTGAGTCGACAGGAAATTTACCTAAATCAACAACATTTCCTTTTTTATCTAAAATTTTAACAGGCCATTGGTCTATAGGAACACCATCAGTAAAATTTCTTTGTGCACTTCTGGCTGCAAACTCCCATATTAAATTTTCAGGTAAAGGTTGCTTTGACATTCCTGTTAACGTAATTCTTCCTCTTCTTTGAAGAGCAAAATCATACGCATCATTAAACGGTTGCCCTATGAAATCTTTAGCATATTGTTTAGATAAATAATCAAAAGTATTTTTAGTTGTACCTCCTACTTTAAAATTTTGCGATTGATACCAAGGATTTATTTCTAATGCTTTATTTAAATTTTTTGCACTTCCACCTCCTACAAGATAATGCATCATTTTTTTAATTGGAGACATTTTTTCTCTGTATCCTCCTGATCCAGGTATTTTAACTTTTTTTGGATCTATGATTGTAACATTATTTTCCACTATATATGTCAAAGCTTTAGATAATTTATTTTCCATTTTATCTAAATTTTTAAAATTATTTAAAGTATTCTTATCCGCCCATTCTGGAGGTCTAGCAGATAATCCCCCTGATTTTTCATAAGCTGCTGCTCGTTTGGGAGAAACCAATTTTTTTATAATATCAAATTGATTTACAAACTTTAATTGATTATTGGCTGCTGTAATTAATTCGTTAGCTAATGCTGTTTTATATGTTGTAGAAATACCTTTTAGACCTCTATAACCACTTTCATTTACATCAGATATAATTTTAAAGTATTTTTTAGGATATTTATTTTTAATATAAGCTTGAAAAGGTTCAACCATAGACATATCATTTTTTAAATAATTTTTATCTACAAAACTTAAATACTCATTAACATATTTTTTACCTACACCCTCTGGAATATAACTTTGAACTTTTCCAGTTATAAAATCATCACCGTTTAATTTAATTTTTTTCTTATCTAAATCTAATTTATTTATAACTTTAGTAGTAATTTCTCTTCTCTCACCAGCATACCCAGGTCTAGATCCATCAGCACTTGGTTGCACCAACATACCGCCCCCTGCTTTTTCTACTCGTGGATTACGCAACATGAATTGATTAACAGCTTCTATCTCTTTAACTTCTTGTTTAACTGGTGGAATAGGTGCTTTGCTTGCAGGAAAGACATCAGGAAGTTCTGGGTTAGCTTTCTTTGCCCGAGTCAGATACTTCATCATCTGTGCGTACTTTAACGGATTCATTACTCTCCTAACATTCTAGCGATACCGCCACCTGCTCTTTTAATTGACGGTGCGTCTTTAACTTCTTCTATAATTTCATCTACTTTGATTCCATCTACAATATCTGGTTCATTGTATTCATCTTTAATAATTCTAGAATTAAATTCTGTATATTCATCATAAGTGTCTGCAGGTATACCTTGTGTTGTCTCATCAGCTTGAGACATTCCTGGTGTGTAGTCCATAGTTTGAACTTCAGTTACCATCTCATCACCTTCTTTACCAATCTTTTTAATTTGCATTTCACCTGTGCCAATGTCCTCTGTCAACATTAACTCTGACTTACCATCTTTAGATGGCATACTATGAATTTTTAATCTTTCTTGTGGACCATCGGTTACTCTACCTAATGTTTTAATTTTTTCTGCAAGCTCAAAGAAATATGCTGGTGGTGTAGATGTTGATTTTTGTACAACTTCTTTTGCAACTTGTTTACCTGCACCTTTACCAAATCCAGAAAAGATTCCTGATTTAGCTGCACCAATTGCTGCGCCAGTTCCACCCATAAGTTTTAAAAATGCACGTTTCGTCATACCTGCTTTTAAACCAATACGCCCACCGTCTGCTTTCTTCATGTCTTTTCTTAATTCTTCTTTAGCTTCCTTTTCAATTTTTTTCTTCTGCTCTTCGTTCATAGCTTTTAATTTTTTCTTTAACTGATTAGTTATTAATGCACCTGTTGCAGCAACAGGTATAACCTCACCTGCAACCTCTGCTTCTTTACCAGCTTTCATTCTATCCTTAACGCTTTTCAAATAATCTGTGTATGCTTTTGCAGGGCTTTTTTTATTTAAAAAATTAAATAACGGACCAATACCAAACTTATATCCTGCACGTCCACCGTCTTCAAATTCTTTTCTAAAGTCAAAACCAAAACCAGTATCATCTCGTCCAAAACCTTTGTTAACACCAAAACTTAATACACCGCCACCAATCTTTTTTTCTCCACCAATCGATGCTCTGTCTAAATCAAACATTAACCCCATGTTTTCTGACAAAGGAATTTTTGCAGGTTCAACGTTTATCATTCTTTTAACTATTTCTTTTATAGCTTCTTCAGGATCATTAGTTTCAAACTCAGGTCCCATAGATCCTCGTTCTTTATCAAAATCATATTTAATACTTGGTGCTTCTGTGCCATTTGCAAACCCTGCACGTCCACCTTGTGCCATGTCTTCTGGATCTGGTTTGTTTTTAAATCTTTGTTTTGATAATCCATCAAATGCTTCACCGTAAAGATCCATCTGTTGTTTTTGATCTAAATCATAAAAGTCTTTACCAAATTTTTTTTCTGCTAAACCATCTGCAACCAGTTGTGCATCGTATTTTCTATCTCCTGAAAATCCTGGTGAAGCATTGTCGATTGCTTCGTCTATCTCTGTCATTTTGTTTTTTATATTTGCAATACCTTTTTTGTTTTCTTTATTTATTCTAGCTAGTATCTCTGCTTCTGTTTCAGCTTGCTTGCCTCCCATAATTTTAGATCGTGGGTCTATTTTTTGACCTGTCATATCGAAGACTTCACCTTTTTGTTCAAGATTACTACGACTTAACACATTACCAAATCTTTCATTAAACACTCGGTCTTCAGCTTGTTTAACTAAACCTAATATTTGATTTAATTCTTTTTCACTTCTAATAAGACTAGGATCAATACCTAAATTTATTAATCTATTCTCTAAAGCATTTGCAGAAAATTCTACTGCTTTGTTATTAGCAATAGCTCCCTTTTTTTTAAAAAGTTGTTTTGCTATAAAATTTTTTATAACTGACGCTGCCATTATCTATACTTCCGATTAATTCTTGCATCTATTTCAATAGCACTCTTACCAGGTTTTTGTGCTCCTGTTCTCATGTCTTTACGCATTTTAAGTGGGCCTTCGACTTTATCGGGTCCTCTTCTAAATTTATCTTTTTTTAATACTTTATCTAAAAGCTCCGAGGCTCTTGGACCTGGAAAAGTTGGTTTAGTAACGCCAGCTTTTTTCATCTTAGATTTCATGACAATGCCCATACCTTTTGTAATTATACCCATATCAATAATAGTTCCTTTTACGTTGCTCGACTTTGTCGTCGATATAATCTTCAGGGTGTCCGATCAGACCGCCCTGTCTGAATCGCATGATGGCTTGTGTTGTTGAGTCCACAAGATCGTCATGATCCCCGTACGGAAACGCAGCGCACTCTTCAATGACGTCGTCTGCGAATTTCTGCTCAGGAGCATATATCATACCAGATTCAAACAAAGGTGCAACAGCATTTACACGTGCGTGCTTATCATTTCCTTTGCTTGGACTAAAGTTTACAACTGGTATATCCATCTTTCTCAACTCGTATGTCAAAGGTAAACCTGATGCTTTAGCTTCAACAATCACTGTTTCTGGTTTCCAATACTCGTATTGCTCTAAAGCTAGACGACGTAGTTCCGGAAACTCATACCGTCCTTTGATTGCATCTAACAGTATTAAACTAGCTGGAGAATCTTCGTTTGGATAAAAGACTCCCCAGGTTGTTATAGCACTGTAATCAGCTGTCTCCTTTTTTAAAAATGCTGTATCGTAAGATTGTATAACGTGTTGTAGTTGTGGTATATCTTCACTTGTATACTTCATCCACCATTCACGTTTTAATATTGCACCTTCTTCTGCTGTAGGGTTTTGCATCCACTGAGCATTCCATTTACCCGTGGGCAGTGTTGCTTGAACCTTTTCCAACTCATCTAAATTCCAATACTCGGGCCACACAGGTTGAGCGTTCTTTGATCCATGATCCATGATTGCTGGAAACTCGACCACGTGCCACTGATCAGCTTTTGCTTCTTTTTGATTCTGTATCAATTTACCTGTCAGATCTTTGTTAGACCATCTAGTCATGACAAGCACAATCTTACCACCAGGTTGTAAACGTTGACGTGGACCTGATGTATACCACTCGTAAGCCGACTCTAAAGCTGTGGGGGATAGTGCATCTTGTTCCGAATGTGGATCGTCAATGATTAAGAGATCTGCACCACGGCCCGTGATCGCACCGCCAACACCCGCTGCAAAGTATTCACCACCTTGTGCTGTCTCCCAACGTCCTGCTGCCTTTGAGTCTTCTTGTAATCTTGTTTTAAAAATTTTTGTATAGTCTTCACTGTCAATTAAATTTTTTGCTTTACGACCGAACCTGACTGCGAGTTCACCCGTGTGTGTTGCTTGAATGATCTTGAGTTTTGGATCACGGCCCACCATCCACGCTGGTAGCAAATAAGATGCAAATTCAGATTTTGTATGTCTAGGAGGCATATTAATGATCAATCGGTTTATTTCACCCGTTGCTAATTTATTAAATTTTTCTGCAATGTGCCTGTGATGGGACCCCTCTATAAAATCGGGCCACATACATTTGACAAAAGACAAGAAGTCATTCTTCGCTTTATTCTGTATCTTTTTTTCAGCAAGCAGAAGTTTCATCTGCTTGAAGGTCTTACGAACATCTGCAGGTAATTTTTCTATGTTTACCTTATTTAAGTCCATGGTACCAATATGTTTTCAGTATACACGAATGTGTAAAACTTGCAATACAACCTAGAGTAGTGGGACCCCTTTTTGCAAAAAGGGGGGATAGGGTCTAAGTTATTTACGATGTTTGGATTTGGTTCGGGACCCCTGGCCCGCTGTTATCCTACAGTACCGGGCCAGGGGTAAGAGAGTTAATCTAGTAAGACCATGTAAGCTTTGGCATTGTGTTGTCTAAACCAATCGAGATTGGCTCGTACCTTGTCCCATAGTTTAGACGCACCGTCAAAGCCTGCTGCTTTGTCTTCTAGTGTTGCTGCTAACTCATTAATAAAGATTGCATCGTGTTTCGATGCTTCTTCTTTAGTTAACATAATAGATTCACCTGTGAATCTATTCTTTCTTTCTTCAGTTCTTTCTATGTTTTGTTTCGTCATATCTGGGATCATATAGGATAAGTCTATCATTGTCAACTTACTTTCTTCTCAATGATCCATGGACTCCAACGTCTGTCAGGGTCTTTGACAGGGTCTTTGATCGGTGTTTCTAGTGGCTCTCGTCGTGGCTCTAGTGCAATAGCGTTTGTCCAATGTTTATTCATAAAGTCATTCCAACAACCTTGACTACAAAAGTGGGACCAAACATTGTTCCTGTTCCAATTAGTCTGCTTTATTCTTTTGGTCCTTAATACTTTGTTTCCTTTATTACCTCTTATTCTATCTAATGTATTTCGCTCGTGGCAAATCGGACCATGACACCAATTAAACATTAGTGCCTCACTTTCCATGATGTAGTCGCAGTTCTATAACCATGTGCGTCTAAATCATAATAAACATAATAAGGTGTTCCATTTTTAGCAACACCATATCTGCTTTTGTCATCGTGCTTTCCTTGTCTTGTTATGTGCTTCTTATGTTTAGAAGCCCAATAAGTTATGTAAAATGTTTTAGTCATATTTATTTCTCTCTTTCTAGGACTATCCTATAATATAGGATAGCCCTTGTCAATAGCTTAATTTACTGATTGTTGTTGTGTTTCGTAAAGTATTCTTTCAGCTATTTTTTCTGCTCTTGTTTTCTCTCTTTTGTTTTTCATGCCTTTAATTCTATCAGCAAGATTTTTTGGATTGTAAATAGTTAGCCCTGTACTATTAGTTCTAATTATTTCTGCATCAGTAATATTCAGACCGAGTTCAGTACAAAGTTCTAATGCTTCATCTAAATATTTATAACCTTTTAAACCAACTTTAATTTCTTTCATTTGATTTAAAACAGATTTAATCCAATTTTCATGTGCAATAACAAAAAGACCTTTTTGTTTCTTCCAATCCATTAAAAACAAAAACTCATCTTTAGTACAGGCAATAGACCTATCTCTACAATAATCTCTACCAATTAAATCTAATTGGTATTTCTCATTCCATTGTTTGCCATAACCTTTATCATCATTACCGAGATAAGTATTATTGTTATCAACATATTTTGATTTATGTGGGTTATCATTCTTACCCTCTTGTTCAATCAAAATATCAGGATTACAATCTTCTTGTGCTTTTAGTTCATCTCTAAACAAAGCATAACCATATTGATTATCACTTGAATTAGAATAATTGTTTTCAGTATCTATTGAGCCATTTAATCTAAAATCAAAATGTTTTTCTATTGTTGCTTCTTCTATTTTAAGATTGTTGTCATAGTCCCTTGTTTCTTTTGTACCCATATAATGAAAATGAAAACAACTGTCTTTTGCAATCGTACTTACATTTTCAAACTTATTTTGTAAGTATCTTGCTTTCTCTACATCTTCATCTGTATAGTGCCTACGAACAATTTTTTCTGCCATTTTCCATGCGTCATCATTCAACTGAATTTGGTCAGCTTTTAAATTGTCATAAGTTTGTTTTTCATGAGTATCTTCCTGTTCAAGATGCACTCTCATTCTATTAGCAATCTTGTTTCGATACTCTTGATTTAGTCTTATTCTAGTCATTTATACCTCTTTCTATATTTGTTTGCATATAATTATAATTAGCACTTGACAATAGGATAGTCAAGGACTATATTTGATTTGTTGGCCTCATTTGGATATTTATCGCCACTCAAAACTATAAATATTCTGGGGACTTGCACCTACAAAAGCAAGTAGGATTAATGGCAGGGATACACAGACAACCTGCCCTGATCCCTGGTCCAACTCGTAAAATGATGAGTAGATAATCTACGCTGGTTGGACCTGGGATCAGTCTATTACTGCTGGCAAAACCGCGGGGACAATGCCGGCGGGAAGAGACTGATCGCCTGAAGCGGCAAGCGTCAAGCTTCAAGCTTGACATCCAGGATAATCCTGGTATAAAGAATTTAAAAAGGAGAAATACATATGACTGAAACAAGAAAACTAAAAGAGATGTTAAGCCAGGGATGGAAAGAAATCCGAGCGTCCAAAAATAAAACATGGCCGCGATTTGGAATTGAGATGTTTTTGCTGCAATGCATTATCCAATGCAACAAAGCATTAAATGAAAAAAAATCAGAGGACAGTGAGTAGAAGAATTACTAACCCAATGATTTTAATTAATCATTGGCGTTGGCTCGAGGCCAACGGCTACAAGCAACAAGCGGCAAGCTGCAAGCAGCAAGCGGCAAGCTTGACAAGACAACAATATTGTGTTATGGGAGAATCAAGGAGAAAGAAATATGAAAACAAGTGAAGCATGGGCCCTTGTTGGTGGGCTGTCTAAACCATCAAAGATGCCTGGCTGGTCAATTGGTTTACCTGCCAAAGAGTGTAAGACTGGCCGGATGCTCCAGGACGTGGAGGACTCAGTTTGTTATGACTGTTACGCTCTAAAAGGTTGTTATGTTTTTAAGGTTGTGCAAGATGCGCAATACCGAAGGCTGGCAGCCATCAAGAGCCCGGACTGGGTTCAGGCAATGGCGCACTTGATCAACAGTAAAAAGCCGGACGTGTTTAGATGGCACGACTCAGGAGACGTCCAGGATCTAGATCACCTCAAGAAGATCTACGCAGTTTGCAGGTTAACACCTGGCAAGCGTCACTGGCTCCCAACCCGTGAAGCATGGATCAAGAAATATTTAAAAGATAAACCAAACAATTTAGTCATACGATTTAGCGCGCCCATGGTGAACCAGCGGGCGCCTGCTTCGTGGCCTAACAGCTCAGAGGTTGTAACCTCAGGGGCCAGCTGTCCAGCTGCACAACAAGACAATGAATGCAGGGACTGTAGACAATGTTGGGACCCTATGATAAAAACTATTAAATACGG